ACATACAAACTGAATATCAACAGTTAATGGTATTAGTTAAGTTATTAAGTTAAAAGCCCTTTCGGGCTTTTATTATTTTTCTTTTACGATTACTTCAATGTCGTAATGTTTTTTTAATGTTGACCAATGAGTAGTTTTTTCATATGCTTCTACATCATCGTACGCTGACCTAACACATCTTTTAATTATATCTTGCAAAAACAATAATTTTTGTTCTTCTTCTTCTGCGTATGCTTTCGCTATTTTAGTTGGCTTAGTTTGTCTTGAAATCTCAAGAACCTTTCTATCCATATCTTCAATTATATCAATTAAATTAATTTTTTTAGTAGTTGGATTTATTATCTGTTCTACTAAAATTTCATGATTTAAGTTTGTCATTTCATTTCCTTAATGTCTGCTCTCGCATTAAAGTAATTATACAATAGATGTAGGTAAACACAATGCTATTAGGGCAAAGTGAAAAACTGGCACGCAATGGCGCCGTATATTGAGTATATTATACCTTGATTTAACATACAAGCATTTAGGGTAAAAAAAAGCCTGCTAATTGCAGGCTTAATTGTTTACATCTGTGATTATTATTTTAATTCTGTCACAGGATATAAGATGTAGATGGGCAATAACATCAGGAAATAACATCTAATGGCATTAGATTACTTAAACAACGACCTTCACAACATGTGACAGGGTTAACGGAACTTCATTGCCCATCTACACATATATTTATTCTTTATTTTTGAATGTAACTTTTGGTGGGAAGAATTGTATTTCTTCAATACTATTCGCCCTACGCCCAATAATGCGTATACCACACCATACACCAGCAAGAAATGTCATTATCGTTAAAAATACAACAGCGACAACAAGAACCTCTACCACTTGACTTAACCAAGTAGGTAGAGATTTGATAAAAGCCATTAACATTTCCAACATGATTATACCGCACTATTGTCGTGGACATAACTCCAACGAGCGTTTGTTGTATCCCAGAACGCAATCATGCCATTTGGATTACCACCACTAGCACTATCGCTTACAGCAGCCATCCAACCAATCTGTCCTGTGATTGCTGTTAATGCCGCCGCCGTATAACTACTAAGTTTCATGAAACCATTAGTATCAATCTTAACATTGTCTGCTGTAAGTTCGCCATTAGTGTTAACCGCACCGTTAGCATAAATGTTTGTATTGGCTGTGCTGAACTGTGTAGCATTAACCAAACCATTACTATAGATAGTTGTGTTTGAGTTAACAATAGCATTACCAGTTATATTAATGTTACCACTAACATTGATATTAGCAGAAGTCAATTCAATTTTACTTAAACTTTGACCTGTCGTGCCAACTCCACTAGCATCCAATGTTAATCTGCCGCCTATATTACCTGCATTATCATTGTATGTAACTGAACTTGATATTTGGTTAAGACTTGTAGCAACATTATTACTATTAACTAAAAAGTTAAAAACTGCAACTTCGTCACCTGCAAGTACTGGGCTTTGATTAGCAAAACTGTTTCCTCGGGCACGCTGAAAAAACATTGCCCCTACTTGACTACTTAATGAAGTGTACTGGTTAAATCTAAATGGGCTGAATCCACCACTAGTATTAACATTACTTAATGCAACTGCAAATTGTGTGTCAACTAAACTTACAGAACTATTAACTGTTTTATCACCGGTAATTGTCACAAATGAATTACTACTTGCATTACCTAATGTTACATTACCTTTAACATCAAGTAATCCATTTGTTAATAAATTGCCACCAGTAATATTGCCTGTAGCGGTAATTAATCCACTTGCACCTAAATTACCAACATTACTATTACCAGTTATATTTGCAGTACCAGTTATATTAGCATTACCTGAAAGAATTATATTGGCTGCATTAACTGTTTTAGCAAATGATACATTACCATTACTCCAAAAATTATGTGAAAAACCCGTATTTGCAGTACCTGTTTGTGTAGTTTGTGCAACTATAAATTGTAAGCCATATGGTATATTTGCTGTATTAGCAGTATACGCCGCATCTACTTTAGCACGAATTATTGCAGGTAATGTTGTGCTTAATCCAGTACCATTGTGTGCAAAAAATATCAATGTTCCCACATTAGCATTAGGTTGTACACTTGTTGAATTTGCAACATTTGTTTCATATCTAGCAAATGTAATACGGCAATCTTGTTGCGGACTACCTATACTATTAAAACGCAATGCATTTGTTTGAGTAATTAATGGGAAAACATTCACTAGTGCATTAGTATCAGCACTAATTTGAACTAAATTACTGTTATTATTTGCACTAAAATTTATGTTACCATTTGCAGATGGTATACTGACATTACTTGTGCCATTAGCGAGTATAGATTGAGTCGCTGGCGTTGCAAATACGCCATTACCATAAAGAATGTTACTTGCATTGCCGTCTAAATTAATTGTAGCAATATTACCTAAACCAGTAATATTACCAACTGCAATATTGCTTAAGTTGCCACCATTACCGCTAAAACTAGCGGCATTGACATTATTGCTAAAGTTTACATTACCATTTGCATAGAAACTATGTGCGATGAAAGCATTACTACTATTCACTACATCCATTTCAAAGCCAATTGGCATGACATTACCTGGACCACCATAACTGCTGTCTACTTTAGCGCCAAATGTAGCAATTCTGCTGTTTAATGAACCAGTAGCACTACCACCAGCACGCCATTCAATGTTACCTAAATAATCACTTGCTGCCACATTACTGCGAACATCGCCATTACCTCGTCTACGATTGATACGAATTGCGCTTGCTTGACTTTGCGTAGTGTTACCATATATGAATGCACCTATTGCAGGAGCACTTGTTTGTGATCCAACAATCGCAGTCAATCCACCTTGACCAACACTTAAACTGGTTCCTGTACCTGTGTTGGGATTGGTTAAATCACTTGAAGTTTCAAAAACTTGAACTGTATAAGTGCCGGGAACGACATTACTACCAGGAGCCCCATAACCACTCATTGCTTGTTTACCAGCATAAATGGTATTACCAGTATTCAAATCATTACCATAATATAATTGATTCCAAGTTATGTTATCAATGTTGTAATCCCAATTGGTAACATAACTGCCTTCGTTAAAAGTATAATTTGATGATGTTTTTAATAAACTTACATTACTTGTTGTGCCAGGTATGGCGGCTGTATTTGGATTAAAATTAAATAAAGTTAAATTACTAGTATTACCTACCTGCAATGATAATAAATTACCAAGACTTGTAATATTAGGTTGGTTACTTACAGTTACATTACCAGCAAAGTTTGCAAAGTTAGCATTTCCTGTAATGTTGCTAACATTAATATTGCTTAGACCGCTTCCATCTCCATTAAATATGCCAGTGGTACTAGTAATATTACCAGTAACTGTAACATTGACTAATGTACCAACACTTGTAATATTTGGCTGTGCTGAATTAGTAACATTGCCAGCGAAATTTGCGAAGTTAGAATTTGCTACTGAATTAGGAGCAATTAATGCGTCATATGTTATTTCACCTGTAGTGTTGTTATAAAACAACATGTTTGCTGTATTGGCATTACGCACAGGCTTAACTGTAAATGTATTTGCAGTTGTTTGGTTTAGTACGGATCCAGTAGCATTTAATATAATACTGTTATTTGCTTGACTCATGAATCCTGCGTCTTTACCAACAGCAATACTATTTGAACCCTGACTAGTAAAGCCGGCACCACCACCAATAGCAACACTATAGTTGCCTTGGTCATTTCTACCCGTTTCTTTACCTATAGCAACCCCTGCGTAGCCTTGATTATTACTAGCCGCTGAGTTACCAATTGCAACACTAAATCCTGTTTGATTATTACTACCGGCATTATGTCCAATGGCAATAGCATAACCATAAATATTACCTTGATTAGTTTGTCCAGCCTTTTCGCCAACCGCTATAGATTTAAGTAATTGATTAGTTTGCCCTGCATTCGCACCAATTGCAACTTGGTCAACAGAAACGACCATAACATTAGCATTGCCATTTACTCCAAATGTAATATTGCCATTAGCAACAGGAATGCTTACATTGCTTGTTCCATTAACTAAATTACCTGAAAAGTTAGCATAGTTTGCGGTATTTGCTGTATTTGCGGTATTTGCTGTATTTGCGGTAACATTGCTTAAATATCCACCATCACCAACAAAATACCCATTTGCTTCAATATTACCATTAGCAGTAATAGTTCCATTTGCAATAATGTTTTGTACTGTGTTGCCACCATCTGTGCCAACATTTAAGAATGCTTCAACATTTGCATTACCATATGGTTGTTGTGGTGCAACAGCGCCAGCAGTAGTGCTGTATAATGTTGTGTAATTGCTTGTATTAGTTACTGGCATGTTTTTTCCTTACTTAATATTGTATTGGCGATATTGTCTAGGTTGCCATACACTTGTTAATCTTGTGTGTCCGCCACTCCATTTACCAAGATTGTTTTGGTCTTCAACAGTATTCCAAGCATTGTCAAACTTTGCTTGATATGTTGCCGCATCTTCTGTGTTGTGACGCTTGATATAATATTCACGCAAAGTAGAGTATACATAACCTTCTGGCCATGTTGCTAATACTGCATTAGTCTGTACAGTTTGGTTTGTTAAACTGATGTTTGTGATTGTACCACCTGTTGGGCTTGTACCACCAGTGACAACAACTTGCATACTAGTACTACTTAGTATCTGTGTTACTTCAGCACTTGTGAAGCCAAAGCCCAAACTACCTGTACCATCAGTAGCAGTAATAAAATCGCCAACACTAACACTTGCTGTGCTAGTCATACCTGTGATTGCGATTGTCCATGGTCCTGAACCGCTGATTGGGTTTACGCTACCAGTTGTGCTGATTACTTCGTCTGCTACAGGAGCAAAAAGTAACGGCCACGCTTTGTAATAATACATGTTGATTAAGTCGCCTTCAGCAACATATGGTAAAAACTTATATTTTTGTCCAACTTCACTAAACTTGCCACGAATAACTGCTGGTACATTGACTGGCTGCAAATATAATTGTGCAATCATGCCTTGCGTAATGATATCTCTGTCACCAATTCTATCGTAAACAATCCATGGACCTGTCTGACTGCTTTGACTTGCAGGAGGTGTTGTTTGGAATGTTAATGTACCATTAACTGTACCTGTGTTGTTATTGCTTAATGTTAATGTATCACCTAATCCACCGCCACCTGTTGCTAGAATTGTTGTACCAGTTTGTATGCCTGTACCAAACACAAACATACCTACTGTAAGTTGTTGAGGTGGTTCGCTAGTCAATACTACTGTGTTTTGTCCAACTGTTCCAGTTGCAGTAGCACTTGTAATATATTGCTGTCCTTGCTTAAAGAACAATATAGGTTTATTCATATCACCAGGAATAGGAATACCGCCCTCACTATCAACGATACCAATATATAATGGATCATATGGGTCGCTACGCAATGCTGGTAACTCAATGTTACGCATTGATAATTCTGCTAAGAATATACAATTTTTAATTTCTTGCGTATTAGTGCTTCCAGTAAATTCTTTAATGAAGTCTACTAATTCGTCTCCTGTTTGTATGTTAAACATATTTTAATGTCCTTGGAAAAATCTTTGTTGACCCTTTTTAGTTGGATAAGGTACATCAACTGGGATTGGCAACTTACCGCCCGGATAGCAGACATATTGATTATATTCTTTTTCTACTACCTTATAAAATTGTGCCTTTAATGTTCTGTCGTGTTTAATTGCAGACCAAGGCATGCCACCAAAATAGTCATCGCTGATACGAATCGCTACGACTTTTGGTAATTCCATCCATTTGTGCTGTAACTTACCATCTTCACCGATTGGTGCTAATGGATCAGGAATACCTAATTCTGCCGCATGACGATAATTCTTGCAATGTTCAGCGATTGCTTTTGCATTCAACTGTTCACGCCTAATATAGAATTTACCATCTTCACGACCACTAGTAACTAGTATGTTTTTGCTTTTGTTAAAATCTGTGCGTTTCCAATCGCCCTTCATGCTATTATAAAGGTCGTTATTTTGAAGTAACCTATCTGCTACTCCATTGTCATTTGTGACCATTCCACCGTTGTCTTGACGGTAGAAATTGTAGTTCTTTTCTGGATCATTATCGTCCAGATATTCTGGTTGGTTGTTGTCATTCATATTAGTATTTATGATGCGAAAAAAGGCTCCGTAGAGCCTTTCTTCTTGCTATTACACTTAATAAAATTAAGGTGTAACATCTCCAGGACCGAAGTTTGTGCGGCTGACAAGAGCGGCTGCACGAGGACCAGGCAATGAAGATTGAGCAGTTGTACCTGCTTCAATGTTGTTCAACACAGCAACGCCAGCTGGGTTACGAACAATCAATGTACCTTCCATGATGAACTGATCCAATGAAGCGTCAGCATTGCTGAATACTTCGTTGTTAGGTCCTAAATCACGCAATGCACCCCACTGTACTACATCTTCGTTCAAGAAGTACATTTGGTTAGGTACGACTTGATCCATGATCCAAGAATCAAAGATTTCGTAAGTGTAGTTGAAGTCACCTTCATAAGTGCTGATTGTGTCGCCTCTTGCTGAGTCAACACGATTGATACCTCTTGACTGAGGCATGTTATCAGAGATGCTTGTACGCAATGAAGTTGGAGCAACAACAGTACGGATCTTAGCATTGTAACGCTGTTCAGCAACAGTTACCAACTGCTTGTATAGAGCAGGTGAGAAATACTGGTTAGTGAAAGTACCAGCATAGTAGTAACTACCATTTGCATAAATGCGTAATGCATTAGAAATTTGAGTTGCAGAGTCAGTATCTTCGTTGTTGAAGAAAGTGTCTAAACCACTCAATGTACCAGAAGTTGTATTAAAACTCCATGTGCCAGCGAAGGATGCTAATGAACCCATACGACGGCCTGTTTGACCTGCTGGTAAGCCTGAAGCACTACCAGTTTGACCGGCATACTTTGTACCGATTTGGTCATTACGAACTAGTTGTAATTCCACATCAAACATCAATTCAATCAATTGCTTGACTTCTTGATATGCTTGTGGGTCACCACCAGCCTGCATAACTGCACGGGCTGTACCTGAAGCGGCGATAACTGTACTGAAAATTTGTGTGTAGTTACCTAAGTTGTAACGCTGATTGCTTTCTGCTTGAGAAGTAGCAACTGTAGCACCTTCAACTTGCGCTTGTACTGCTGGCGCACGATAAATGTCATCAGTCCATAATGGTAATGTTGAATTTACTTTACGCTTTTTGCTCATACACATGTTCAACACAGGTGTATCATCTTTAACACGATTAGAAACATCTAAATCTAAGTCTTTGACAACGATATCTGAACCATAAGCGGTTGTACCATTACCAATTTGACTGGTTGTAATTTCTGCCATTTTATTCTCCTTGAAATTTAATTAGGCTATTATTAACGACCTCCACGACTTGCTCTGATTTTTTGTAATTGAGCAACTAGTAGATTGTCTGCGGCTTTTTTATCGCCACTCTTGGCTTGTTCACGAAGTTTAGAGATGTTATCATCGTTGCTGCGTTGCGTAGTGCTACCTTTACGGTTAGTTAACTGCGCCAAACTAGATCCAGCACTTTTACTGTTAGGTTTTTGACGATACTTAAGTCCATCACGAACCAAACTTAATAGATTTTCATCACTACTGATTAAATCAATATTTGGTACACCAGGAATGATTTCTTCCTTTGCGTGTGGCCATATCTTAGCGACCTTTTCACGGATCTCGTTGTAGACATATTCATTCTTCAACTCTTTATCACTAAAGTTTCTACGAGCCTCATCTAATCTACCTGCAATCTGTTGTGACCTGATACTACGAAACTGGTCTACTTGTGGTTTCAACTGCCCGATTAGTTGCTGTTGTTGCCTAATATACTGTTCGTTCTGTGCCATGCTTGCTTGAATTCTTGCTTGCATTGCCGGGTCTTTAGTTTGCTGTAGTTGCTTTTGAAATGTAGTCTGATAACCTTGTGTTTTCACAATTTCATCATAAGCATTTCTCAAGCGAGGTTCAATAGTAAACTCCATCGCTAACGCTAAACCTTCAGTTTTAGCACGGGTCTGGTTTAGGTACTCCTCAAACTCAGCCTTTTGGATTTTTAACTCTCTTGCTTCTTCATGTATTGCTGAACCTTGACCTAATATTGCTGCCGCCTTTTTAGCATCAATAACTACTTCTTTACCGTTCCGCATAAACTTGAACTTAGCGTTCGGATTAGTTTCTGCAAACTCAATAAAATCAATTAGTTCATCTGCTGTACTGTCAGAATTACCAGTAGTTACCTGTTCAGGGCTATCTGATTCTTCTGTGCTTTCGCCAATATACTCGTCATTTGATTCATCAACTTCTGGCACATTATCTGTTGCCACAGGGACTTCTGATTCTGCCGTCTCAGTTGTACCTGTTGCGTCCTCTTCGGTAGCACGAAGTTGATTACGCAAGGTTTGTTCACGCATTGCGGTCATCTTTTGTGCTATACTATCCAAACTCGGAACAGCGGGTGATTCAGTGGCCGCACTCACTTGAGTGTTAGGGCTGATTTCTGTTGTCATTTAATTTCCTTAATTGTTAGTTGTATTGGGCACTTCATTCGTGTTACCAATACGATTCTTCCAATAAACTGCCCTTTTAAGGCTATTTACGAAATTGTCAATTCCAACAAGTTCGTTACATAACGCAACTCGTTGCAAATTATCTTCTGTTGTATGTCCACGCAAACTAGCAATATTATCTGCTAGTTCAAACTTAAAGTGATGGACAAACATCGCTAAATCTTTATTTTTTAATAATGCTTCTGCTTGACTACCATAATGTCTGACACGGTCTTTTTGTGCCGCTGTCATATTTTTAATATTGTTTAAGTCAACATTAAGTTTTGTATTATAATGGTCAATCGTATCTTCACTAATCATATTCTATTCCAATTATATTTTATTTATGCGTTTATTTTACGAATAGACTTTTGGTTGTCCTTGAGCGATAGCCATTAAATCTAATGTTGTTTCGGCATCATCTCCGCTTAATTCACTCATAATTTGATTTGCTTTTGCTATATCAAGTTGGGCACTAGCAGTATCTTTCTGATCCTTAGGACTTGGTTGCTTATTAGCCATAGCCTGTTGTGCCTGTTGTATCATACTCATAACTTCATCATCGCTAGGCAAATACACATCAGCATCTTTCACGCCCAATACATATAATGTATCTGCGAATGGCTTCTTGACTTTCTTGAATATATCAGGAGTCAATGTACCTTGCATAACCATACTTTGTATTGCTTGATATAAATCTGCTTGACACTTTTGAATGATTTGTAATCTTGCTAATTGATTTTCTTCACTCATCATACCAACTGCTAGACTCAATTCAATCTGATGACGGTCACAGAAGTTCATATCGTCCCATGCTAAGAAGTCTAAGAATTCTGGCTGATTGTCTGGATGTGATTTCTGTGCCAATTTCTTGACACCATAATCATCACCATATTGTATCAATGTACGCCATACTAACCATAGTGCTTCTTTAAGACCTTCTGCCGCATTACGAACAGTATTGTCTTGTATAATTTGGTTAGGACTTAACGCAAGTTGCAATTTGATACCACTATTACCAGGCGCCATGACTTCTGGATTGAATACATCTTGCGGAGTAGTCATACCTACCATAGCCATTGTGTCTTGCTGAATACGATTCATAGCAACTTCCAAGAACTGTAAGTTTCCACTTGGAGGAGGCAATTGGTAGATATCTTTACTAGGATCAAATTTGCTATCTAATATAAAGATAGCACTCTCACCATCTTGTAACATCTCAAAATCTAATCTGTCTGGCTTAACACCAATGCGAGGTGTTGCTGTCAATAATCCTAATTGAATTTCTGCTCTTGCTGCCGATGTATTATACTCCTGCATAGGAATAACACTTTCAGCAATACTCATGCCATAGAAGTTACCTGGCAATGGCTTTGGACACATATTTGCTACAGGAATAAATTCTACTTCTCTAGCACTAATGATGTAACTACCGCTATAAATGATTTCTACAAGTTCTAGTTCACCATCACCATCAATATCATATTTGTTCCAAACTGTAACAACTGAAATCTGGCGACTATCTGGATCAGCACTACTCGCACTACTGACAGGAATACCCATGACAGGTACAGAGTCTCTTGCGTGAATGGCTAAGTTGTTTAATACTGAACCTGCTTGATATGCGCCATTCATGTTGTATTCAGCATAGCGTTCAAATTCTTCTAAGTTAATGCCTGGATATAAATCTACTGCTTCTTGAATAGTCATAGGATCATAGTAACCGCAGAAAGGTTGATCCTTCATTTCAGGTACTGTAGGATCACAGATCCAATAATGTTGTGCGATAGGATGAAACTTGATATTAAGATTATAACCAGTTAATTTATATTTTGCTGTATAGATTGTGTTTCTGTTTAATGCTTCATCTAAAACGCTTTGTTCAGTATCAACCATACCTTGATTAAAATTATCACGCATAATGGTCATACTTTCCATACTTGCTTCGTCAGGACTTTCCTGTAATGATGCTATATGTTCGTCCATAAATCCACGCATGGCATCACGCTTTTCAGGACCTAATAATTGTGTAACTTCTGCCATTGCGTTTTCCATATCTACATTAGTTTTACGCTTGCTTTGGCGAGTTGCTGTAAGACCACTGCTACTTGCTTGTGCTTCAAACGCTAATAATTGGTCATTAGTACCTTGAATCTCAACATAGCGTGTGATAGGTTCACGCACAGGCTTAATCATCATCATACCATTCTTATGCATGGCAGCGTCCATGATCCAGCGTTCTAATATAAAGTGTGGGTCATTCATTTGGTTAACAATCTTGCTAACCATATCTGTCGCTTGTCTACTTGCACTTTCGTCATCTTCTCCATCAGCGACAAACTCAAAGTTAATCTCGCCATTTGGCATCAATCCTTTAGCGATTACAGCAGTAGCATAATCAACTACTGGTTTTACGCTAGGGTGAATATAGTCAATACCATTTACTGGAGCAGTACTGTCAGTAACAGCAAGGCACAAATAGTGATAATCGCTGGCTCTGTTAACAGCATTTTTAGTCCCTAAATAGCGCAGATAGGATGCCATTTTCACATCCATGAGGTTTTTCATACGCACAAATCGTGCGTTGATATTCTTGTTTTGATTGATCCTATCAATAGGTATTTGTTTAATGTCTAACATATCGTGACTGTACCCTTATTATTATATTTATGTCTGTAAAATTAGTGTCGTAGCGAGTACTTTAAGTTATCTAAAAACTTAGCAACATCACATAGTTCGTTCGTTTTGTAACTGCCATAATTCTTGTCTTGTAACTCAATAACGCCAGGATACTTCTTTTGCTTCCATCCACCGATAAAATGAGTGAAATAATCGTTAAATGGATAATCTGTCTTATGATTATTCAATAAGACCTTTGTTTTTATCTTTTTGTAGTATTTCAATATACATCCCAATGTCTGTTGTTCAACACTACAAATATGTAATTTCTTGTCAGTTTTGAATAATTCACGATTATTTTCTACCAACTTGATTGCTGTGTCTGTATATTCACGATTTAACTTCATATCGTTCATGTACATAAATCCTAGATTAGGACATTGTATACTATCCAATTCATGTTCAGTTCTAGGAAAAACACTGGGCAATTTATAATATTTGTATAATCTTCCCAGATTGTAAACTCGTTCTAAACTGCCACCGATATGTTCAAAACTTTGAAACGCAATATCACAATCAACTAACTCTAAATCTTTGTGTACTATGAAATCTAAGTCAAAATGTAGATAAGGTTCTTTTTGCTTTTCATATGTCAATATCTTGCTGTAAGCCCATAATGTATTTGGCACTAATCTATCTATGCCATCATATTCAACTACAAAGTCACAATTTTTTGTCAATTGACTAAAAACATTGCGACCTAATGTATCTGTGTATAATGTTGGACGACCATATATTTTATTGAAACTTTCAATGCTGGCAACACTACATGCCAACATATCTGTTGTGCTATGCCATACACTACTTCCCTTATCATTTAACCATGGACTAAAACTCCATGTTGCTATACATTTCATTTCTTATCAGTTGGTTCTTCTTTTTTCTTCTTACCAAATGTTTGTTCCCAGTTGTCTCTAAACTTATCTTTAGGGATATCAAATGGTCTTGGATTGCTACCTTTTCCCATAATGTCTCCTTAATTAGGTAATATAATTCTTGGTTTAGTCAGTTCATACTGTAAATTACATGCATGACATTCATGCTCATCGTCATCTTCTAACTCATAAATTGTATGAGGTATGTCATGTGCAATCATTACTTGTTCAAATGCTCTTGCGTGATTTTCACACATTATTGCCGGACTTCTATCCATAAGCATTGTAAAATACATTGGTTCTTTTTCAATTGGCTGCATAAGTTTTCTTCCATGCTGGTTTATTACTATCATCAGGTTTAATATATCTATCACGATGCGCTAACATACGCTCACGATTTGTACGATTGTCCCATGGCTCTGCTATGCCCTGTAAGCAAGCAAGTATACCATAACGACAACTATCAATACAATCGTCAGGATCACTAAATCGTCCTTGTGGGTCAACATAGTAATTTTGTGCTTCGCTTAAAAATTGTGTACAGTTTTCATTAATCATCAATGTACCAATCTCTAACATCTGACGCATCTGATTGATACCATAACTCTTATGATTAGTTATGCGACCTTGACTGTCAGGTGGATTCATTATGGGTTTTTCGTAAACATTTAATTCGTATTGTTCAAACAACTCACGGATACTATTAGCCGACATTGTATAGCGTCCACTTGTATTTGCATCTGCCGGTAGTACAATGGGCGTGCCAAATACTTCTGGTCTGAGTAAATGGTTGATGTATTGTGTTGGCACAGCCTCTTCAATTCCTTGAACGATGATTTGCCTGTGAAGATATGCAGTTCTTTCATATGGTTCCCAATATATTAAACTTATAACAGTTTTATCATTTACTAGACCTAAGTCTAAACTAATAACACGATGTATAGTTTTTAATTGTGTAAAATCAATATCACCAGTCTTATATGTAGGCCAGTTCTTGATTTGAAACACAGCGCCTTTACCCATGACAGGTTTACCAGCAATTCGTGCTTCACGCTCATGTGGCAAATAATCACGCTCTAATTGTCTGCGTGTTTCTTTTAATAAAAATGGTTGACCCCAAGGATCATATTCTGGGCAATCGTCCCAACTCACACGAATATATTCGTAACCTTCTTCACGATTCCAAAACTTACTAACTAGACCATTCAGTCCCTTTAATGGCGTGAACGAACACAAAACTTTACCTTGTGTAGTTGCTGTACGGGTAACAATTTCACTAAAAAAATCATCAGGAGGTTGTTCGTCAAACACAGCAAGATTTAATTTGAAACCTTGTAACTGACGAACTTCTTGTGTGTAGTTGGCAAATAATAAGTAACTTTTGCCACCTGAAGTATGTTTAATTTCACAGCCAATACAATTAGCACCGTCATTACGCATTGTATCCAAAACAATACAATCCCTAGGTATAGCGCCAGTACCAAGATTTTCTTGTAATTTAACATCTTGCGAACCTAATAATTCATTTTGCAATACAAGTGCTACCTGACTCCATCCTTCACCTGCGACCATTGCTGTGATTGGGCCTTCAAAACGATGGCCTTTCCACCAATCAGGATACAGTCCCGTGAGATGATAGGCTGTCTCAAAACAAGTAGATACGGTTTTCCCGATACGATTAGCCGCGAGTATTCCTCTACGCTCATTATTTCCTGTTTCAAAGAATCTATATTGGTGTTCAAATGGACGAAAATATTTAAGTTGGTTATACCTCATGTCATCAGCAATAGATATTGCTAAATCTTGAAGTTTATTTTTTAATGGCCCGGGTATAGTTTTTAATGCATCAATTGTAAGTTTATTTTCATCAACAACATACCTCAATGCTCTATTCATCAATATGTCTGGTGATAGCATGTTCTTTAAGACCCTCTCTTACAAGATACATTTTATAAACTGCGTTGCTTAAATCACACAATTCACTTGGTGTTAGTTTCCATGTATTAACATCATCCAAATTCACATTATCACGCTTATCTAATCCGTTTTGTAAGCGTTCGGTTAGTAAGCGTAATATGTGTTCAACTTGACCAGGAAACTTTTCAGTAAAAGCCATACGATGACTAGCATTAATCTTTTGTAGTATTAATGTGTCATTATATCGTGCTGCCTCTTGTGCCCTTTTAATTTCTTGGTCTCTGTCGTTCATTTGTTTAAGTCCCAAGGATTATTAGCAACACTATCATTCAATGTGACGAATTCACGGTCTACCCATACATCCCATTGGTTACTCTTGTTAACACGATATGTTTGCATAGTAGCACGAAGTCGTTTACCGATAGGAGTCAAACTTCCATCTTCACGCTGAACAACTTGTTCACCACTTCTTGGATCATACCATTTGATAACTTCAGGACGAATACGACCAAACTTATCAATCTTTTCGCCAACTGGTCGTTGACTTAATGGACCCATGATTTCATAACTAATCATACCATTTTTGTATTTTCTAAACAACATATGGCATTTCATATCTTTTGCTCTTGCTTCCTCATCTGGATGTGGGAAAGTAGGAACATAGAATAAGTTCTGAACTTCACTACGGTCAGGTAGTAATTTGCTACGCTCAGGTACTTCTTTGATTGGATCAATAGGAACTAATTCAGTTCTATCAATATATGGATTCTCACCACCAATAAACTTAGGATCAACTTGTACGCCATTTAATACATCCATAGCAACTTGATATTTTAGTTTATTAGCACGACCTTTTAGTGTTAATACAACACCAGTTTGGTCATAAACAAATCTTTCAAGTTCAGTTGCCGTTGGAAAGTCAGTCATCAATCCATCCATATCAAATTCTGGATGTGTCAATGCCTGCACTTCTTCTGTTTTTTGTTTTGGCTTTTTAGATTTCTTGACTTCTTCTACTAAGTCAACATGAGGTTCTACCGCATTTTCAACGACAATATCGTTGTCCCATGGGCTGGGTTCATTTGTAGTTTTTCTATTCATAAATTTTCCTTTCAATAAAAATACAAGGGTATTTATGTACCCTTGTATTGACTACATTAATAACCAGAAGTTGCGCCCATTGCGCCCTTCTTTACTGTGCTACGCTTACCAGCGTTGCCCTTTGTAGGTCCACGACCTGTGTTAGTTGTGTCATGTACGCTTTCTAATGCAGGATTAACTTTGCCTGCTTGACCACGACCACGCATACCTAATGCGTTAGTAATCATATCAGCAAGTTGTGCCTTTTCGCTACTGCGTGTGTTCTTTTCTTCCATAAAAGTGGCACGCTTTTCACTATTACCTTTATTTCCAACTTGTGGTCCACGACCACTATTGAATGTCATTTTTGTATTTGATTTCATAATATTATCCTACAATTGTTACTGGAGTGATATAACCAACAACAGCGTTTGCACTACTTACATAGAAGTATACATTGCCAGTATTGTTTGTTTCTGCCACTTGAATGAATTCTGTTGCTGATGGCGGAATAACAACAGGATTACTATCAGTACTTAATACTGCGCTAGTTCTAAAACTTAATTTGATATTGTCAACATTGCTACCATTTGTTACTTTAACAAAACTAATTGAACTAGTTCCAAACAATGGAGTAGTGATATTGCTAATATTAAGTGTTAGTGCCGCATTTGCAGTAACAGCAGTTGTTGCGCCTAATTTAGAGTATACAGTCATAGTCTACTCCTTAGTATTGCTTTTTAGGACCATAGTTGATACCGTCTGTTTGACCTGCTGCCACTGGACGGCTGCCCTTGACAACTTTACCATCACCCATACTGTATCCACTTACATTAATCTTGTCAGGATTACCTTTGTAGTTCTGACCCTTTTGTGGATCCCAACTACGAGTACCACCTGGTGTACGAACTTGAGCATGTCCTGTAAACATCTCTTTGCCCTGTTGCACTTTTGGATCGTGACATGAAGGTGGTCCTCTAAACGCATCTTTAGTTGCGCTTGGTCCTACATTCATAGGCTTATGGTCTTGATTGCCCTTAGTAGGACCACGACCTTTATTTACTAAGCGACCATCATTGCTGTGACCGCTCCATTGATTGTGACTGAACTTGTCAGAACCACGACTGAAGCCAGGGCCCTGTGCATAAAATAGTCCATTGTTTTGTTTCATTTTGTTTTTCCTTTTGGTTTTTTAGCGGTCTTCGCTGATTGTCTAAATGCTGCCGCAGTTGGCGCACCTTTAGATCCTGGCTTACGCATACGCTCGCCTGAGCCTGCTTTTATTCTTTCACGCTTGGCGTGTATGTTTGCGTATAATCCGTTTTTCATTTAACATCCCCATCTTGCTCTAGCAGCCTTACCTCGTTCACCTGTCCAAGATTTGCTTCTAGCACAAAAACTCTTATGTCGTGGGTTCTTACTATCTTTTGTAGGTGCTTTCAAATTGCTACCTGTCTCACGATTGTATTTCGCACGACCTTTCGCTGTTAAACCTGCGCCTTTACTTGCGGGTAACTTCTCTCCACGACCAACGCTAAGTTTAACATTCTTTTTCATATTACTTTTTCTTTGGCTTTTTTAATTCACTAATAACACGCTTCTTTTCAGCCATAAGATTCTTTTTACCTTTTGCTGTCTTTGCTTTTTCAGCATTAACACGACCTAATTCTTCAAGTCTATTCATTCGTTTTGTGTTCATTTTTTCGCCTTTGTTTTCTTTTTACCTGCTGCCCTTTGAGTCGCATAAGCAATAGCAACAGCCTGCTTTTGCGGCTTTCCTGCTTTGATTTCAGTAGAGATGTTTTTCTTAAACGCCTCTTTACTTTTTGACTTAATTAATGGCATAATTGTATTTATTCTCCTTGTTTACCGACAAGTTTTGCCAATGCGTCACTAAACGCTTGTTGTTTTGCTTGAATAGCATCTTGGCTATCTTCAACTTCAACACGATTTAATGTATGCATGACTTTGTTCAATATCAAATTGTGATATTTGATTATAAGTTGTGTGTCGCCACTAGCACGGGCTTTGAAGAAATCTTCAATAAGCATATCTTCATATGGTTTGCCATTACTTTTCTGTGCTAGACTACCCAATAATGTGTCAATGGTAACAAGATTTTTTCCGCCGGCTTTGCGACCGGCGCCGGGTCTTGCACCACCTCTTCCATCTTTTTTCTTAATTGGTAATTCAGAGTTCATATTCATATTTAGTAAATAATTATTTAAGGAATTGCTATGAATTATATTTGGAGACCTGCAGTTGGTACTGATGTAGAAAGTATCGTCAATATGGCGCAAAGCCATTTTCAGTCTGAGATTGACAACATATTCGTTCCAGAACCTGTAACTTATAGTCGTAATGTAACATTAGCAATCGTAAATCAATTCTATAATCCTTTAACTTGTCTGTTTAGTGTTTGCGTAGATGAGAATAATCAACTACTGGCATACACATGGGCTGTTCGTGGGGAAAGAGCAGTTTGGAGTGATGATGAGATGATTGTGATTCGCATGGCTCATGTAAATCTATCATTGTCCACAAAACTACGAATACGCTTAATAACAGATATGTTATCAATGTGGGAAGTATTCGCTTCATACTGTTCTGTTCCTATCATTTGCAGTACCACTATGCGTAAAGACCAAAATGCTTTTCTTAAACTACATCAAAAACATGGTTATGATGTTCGTGGTAGTTACGCATACAAAAAATTGAGTGCTTAACAAACTCGCCTGCCAATTCGTTGATGCCCATACTAGAAAGACGCAAAATCATATGGTTCTTGATAGCACTCATGGCGTCTTAACTTAAAGTTGAATCTAACATCCATACAAATTTAGCAAGGGCAAGTATTCTGTCCTGTGCGTAGTTTGCTATTTCTTCGTGACCTTCGCTTTCAGCAGTAGCCATAAGAGTTTCATATTCTCCTTTAAGCGATTCCAAATCATTTTTTACCTCTGTTAATAATGTATCACTATCGCCAAATATCATAGTAGTAGGTATATTGCTACGATTTAATACATCTTGTATTTCTTCAGGCATAAAGCCATCTAATGTTCTGATTAGTTCTGCGATTTTATCTATTTGGTCTTGTAGATCCTCATAGATTTTTTGTAATAGTTTATGGTCGCTGTAAAAGTTGCGACCTAAAATGTTTACATGTGCAACATGGCTGCGATAGTATGCAACAAAGTTGTCATTGAATGTTTGTGTTAGTTGTTCTAGTGTATTCATTTCTTTTCCTTATCTTCTTGCCTGTACAGGGCCCAACATGCTATCAAAAGCCATTGGATTATTTTCATATTGAGTTATTTCTTGTGGCGTCCAAGGTCTACGAGTCATTGGATTTATTTCATAACCTCGCATTCTACCCACTGTAGGTGTTTTTGGTCCTAATTCTGGACTATACAAACTTAAACTTGCTAAACCACCAAACTTAGCCATGTTTTGAACTGCTTTATTTGCTGCCATTTGACGAACCATTTGACTTGCTCTGTCAATCATACTTTGTTGTGGCATTTCTGCAGGTCTTACTGGTCCTGGTTGTACGCCAGCTGATGGTGCAACTGATTGAGTAGGTTGTGTTGGAAAGCGTATTCTATTATCAGCCAATTGTTCGGCCATTTGCCCAAACGCTTGTTGACCTGCAGTACCAGTTGCTCTTGCGCCAACTTGCTGTGCGGCTTGCTGTGCTACCTGCTGTCCAACTTGCTGTGCGGCTTGCTGTGCTACTTGTGGTGCAACAGGCCCCCTATTAGCAATATAATCAAATGCTTTTTTTGCACCATATGCTCCAGCACCAACTGCCGCCGCTTTACCTCCAACATCAATAACATTACCCATTGTATCTAATGCAATACCTTGCGCTAGACCTTTATATTCTTCGCTACGGTCAATAGGTACTTGTGTAGGCACAGGCTGTTGACTGGTAGCAAGATACTGTTGAATTTCTTCATCAGTATATCCATTCTTTCTTGCTTCATCAATTTTTTGTTGTAAATTTTGATCCATATTATCTTCCTAATATTGCACCCAGTGGCTTTGTTTTCTTCCATGTATTTGTATCTGGATCATACTCTGGAATTGGAAATCTACGGTAACCTTCACGCACAGCATTATATGTGTTGCCGTTTTGATTAATGAATTTAATACGCTCTTTAGCCATATCTTCATATATCTTACTCAAGCGTTGACTTTCTTTACGCCATGCCGCATCTAATTCAATTCTGTTATTAGCAGGTTGTCTGATGGCCCAATCTGCTTTCCATCTTGCTCTGTCACCATCAAATTGACTTTGAGCCATAGCGTTATATGCTGCCAGTGCAGGAATCTTAGTTGGATCTATGTTGCTTTGTCTATTGGCTTTTTGTTCAGCATCACTAACTGAACCTGCGCCGGCAGTTTGTTTCAATGTTGCCACATTAATTTTTTGATTAGCCAAATTGTATTCTTCTAATGCTGATTTTTCAGTAGGGGTTAGATTTAATTGTGCTAATCTTTGACTTACTTCTATTTCAGGTTTAAAGATGCCACCAAATATATCACGAATGATACTATATTTTTGGTCACTAGGATTTTCTTGTGCGGCATTGTATAAACCAAAGATTTTATTAGCGTCAATACCCGGTCTATCAAAAATAGCAAACTGTTGTTTGCGAACACTAACAACTGTATTACCATTTTCTGCTTGTGGAGCGAGTTCTTTGTCTAGGTATTCATTATAACTTTGACTACGCTCTTTAGCAATACCAATTTGTGCTTCACCTGCTGTTTTACCCAATGATTGTTGAGTTTGTAATGCGCCTATAGGTGTTGTTAATCCACCACCTGGACGACCTACGCCAGGAACGCCAACTGTTGGTGGTCTTGATACTGGTAATTGTTGTGAAGCAACTGGTTGTTGTACAGGAGCCTGCGGTGGTCTTGCTACTTGTTGTGTAGGAGCAACACTACCTTGTGCTTGTGTAGTGGTTGCAGGCATTTGTTGTGCTTGTGCAGGAGCCTGTTGTATTTGTGCAGGTTGTTGTTCAACGCCTGGACGATATACTGGTTGTGCGCCTTGTGGCATGCCAGGCATTGCGCCACCGGGAACAGTTCCACCATATCCATATATTTGTAAGAAACGCTGACGACCAGCATCATCTAATGGGCCCGCTATATTTTGGAATTCTTTCAACGCATCTAGTACATTGCCACCATGTCGTTGTTGTAATGCTGTAATAGTTTGATAATCCATCTTTGCCATTGCTGTAGATACAGATTTGGCTTGTGGTATCGCTGTACCAGTATACAATTTACCAGCATTTTCACCAGTAACGATAACATTTTCAACTTGACCTGTTTGACTATTAGTTCTTTGACGAACTTCAACATCTTTACCAGTGCTAGGATCTTTAACAATACCAACTTCACCAGTAAATCCATAAATTTGTGCGCCAGGTCGTAATCCGCCTGCACTAATCTTAGCAAGCGTATCTTCACCTACTACTGTTCCACGAACATTCCAAGCACGAAGTGGAGCGCCTTGAGCATCATACTCAACTGTATATTGTTTTCCATCAACGCTTGCTTGACCTACTTTGCCACCAGCGCCTAATTTGAATTGTTCTTCTCTTGCTAAGTCTGTTAAACCTAAACGATTAAACAAATACGCTTTGATATAACTACCTTCATCTGTTCTTTTGCGTAAATCTCTACTAACAGTATTGATAGCACTTGGATCACCCGTTACAAATCTTTGTATCAATGCGGCAGCATCATCACGGTCTGCTTGATCCTTAAACATTTTCTGTAATAAACCAGATGCCCACTTGCGTTGTTCTTCAGGATTGTTTTCATTGCCAACAAAAGCGTGAAGTTTAGTCATATCACCTTGACTAGCAATCAAATCTTTTGCCCATTGTGGTTGTTGTTCAACTTGTTGTCCTGCGGCAGGCGGTGTAGCACCCATTGCTTGTGCGGCTTGTTGCGCTTGCGAGGGTTGTGCAGGTTGTTGTGCAGGTTGTGCTTTTGGTTGCTGTTGTGCCAATCTTTGTTGACGCAATCTTTCCATTTCTGCTGGATCAAGTTCTTGTGGAGCAACACTTTGAGCAGTCATACCTTGTTGTGGCTGCTGTGGTAACTGAGCAGGACCAGCAACTTGAACACTAGGTTGTTGTTGAATCATACCCATTCTACGCTTCATTTCTTCAGCAGGATCTGTTATTAAATTTGCGGCATTAGTTATATTTTGTCCCGCTTCATTAAATCTGTCAGTAAGATATTGACCTGCCATATCTTCAATAGGTAATCCTCCAGCAAACATGCTTGCATATTTTAATCTACGCTTGCGTGTTTCTTCATTAGATTCGTCACCGTAACCTGAATAATCTGTATATTGGTAAGCCATTATCTATCCTTAAATCTTGATGCCGAAGTTCATGCCAGTTTGTGATTGTCCTTGTGTACCAGCAAAGTTAGGATTATATGCGGCACTAGGTGTTCCGAAAATAACTCCAGCATATTTGTTAAACAAATCTTGTGGCGTCATTGCGGCAGTAACAACTTGTCCTGCGGCACCCATTGCTTGTCCTAATCCGCCTTGACCTAATCCTGCTAGACTTTGACCTGCAGCCAATCTTTGTTGTGCTACATCACGCTGAATCTGTGCGGCTGTGCTTGCTTGTTGTGCCTGTGCTTGACCTGCTAATTGTCTTTCTGCTAATGCTTGTCTAGCACTACCTAGATTACCAGCACCACCAAATTGACTACGCAAGTTAGTAACATTTTGTTGAAACTGTTGCTGTGCGGGTGCTAGTGCGGCACTAATTTGATTTGCTTCGTAATTTGGATTAAAAATACTTTCTAATCCTGTGATACCCGTGCGTAATGCACTTTCACCAGTACTACCTAGTGCTTCTTGTGCTTGTCTAGCAACACCTGCTTGATTTTGTGCCGCATTTAATACGCCTGGGGCGTTAACATTGTATAGTTCTGTAGCACCACGAACCGCTTCCTGATATGTAGGTGCGATTGTACCAGTGAAAAAGCCAGTTTGCGCCGCAATCTGATCCTTTTGCTCTTGTGTTAACTGTGGTGTTGTATATGAACTTGATTTGCCGAAACTCATATGTTGTCCTTTATAATATATTTAGTGTATGCTTAACCAGCATTAATGTTAGGATTTAATATCGCATACACTTGTGCCTGTATTTGATAATATGTTGCCCAATCACCAGTCTCTGCTGCCTTTTGTTGACGAATCAACCAATCACTACCCAATGCTTTACTAACTTCTTTGAATTGTTCGTTAGTAACACCACTCTGACCTGGTGTCGTAGGTGTAACTTGATTGACAGGCGTAGCAGGTATTTGATTTAGTTGTGGAGCATAAATGCCTAGTTGTTCAATTGGCTTACTACCAGGTGGAGTTGGTATAACTTTTGTTGCTGGTGTAATATTAGGTTGTTGTAATTGCTTGCCCATGATTAAGTCCATGATTTGTTGACTAGTCATCATAGGTGCAACATACTGTGATCCAAAAGGTGTGTTTGGTGCAGCCGGCGCATAATTATACAAATTAGGATCAAATGTTGGTCCTGGTTGATATGCATGTGTACCATAATAATACTTTGCTTGTTCAGGTCTAGTTGTATTATAGAATGGTGTGGGCGCAATAAAGCCTGGATTCAATCCTTTAGGTATCTGTAGTTTTATCTTTGTTCCTGTACCAGTACCCGTTCCAATACCGGTACC